TACATTAAAATAAAAATAAAGATCAAATATTCCTTAAGTGTTTACATTAAAAGAGAATACAGATCTTCTTATTCTATCCTGTATATTTGTGATAGATGTTTTAATATATTTTGATTCTAAAATAATATTAAAGTCTAATAATAAATATAAAACTTCTGGATCTATAATTTTAGGAGTTATTCCTGCAACACATCTATTTCCTATTAAATAGTTTTCAATAGTTTGTTTTTCTTCTATGGATAAAAATGTATCATTTACTGGTTTTAATGAAATATACACATAACCATAGCGAGGTGGGTTGTTTTCTTCTCCCCCCCAAACGGCTACCGATTTTATATTTGGAAAATCTTTTGTAATTATATTTTTATAATCATTTAAAGTTACTGCTCTTTCTTGAGAAGTAAACGATTTTGTTGCATTAAGTTTGATAGAATTTTTTGTTTCCTTGACTTCCCCACCATATGAAGGAATCAGCACTTTACACGCTAAATTTAAATTGCCATCAATATTGTTAGTTACAGTAAAGGTTGTTGTGCTATTTACTTCACCAATACCATTTGATACTGTTGGATCTGTGATTAAAAAATTAACTGTAATTTTATTACCATCTGTTAATAATTTACCAAGAACTCCATCACCAAAATATAATTGATAATAACCATCTGTATTTTCTTCTAAGAAAAAGGAATTACTTTCTCCTGTTATTTGAGTAATATCTGTTGCTTCTTCCCAAATATCATCACTACCAGTCGTATCATATTCACTTTGTTGAATTTTTACTTCTAGTGTAGAAACATCAATATTATCAAAATTTAATACAAATTTTTGAAATGGATTTGCTGAATCATAGATAAAACTTAATTCTTGATTTTCTCCTTGTTTTATTTCCACTGGACCAGTAGAATATCTAACAATAGAACCTGTTGTTGTAAATTCAGAAGGAATGAGACTAATATTATCTAATAAAGTAAATGTAACTTCTTTTCCTTCTATGGATGCTTTATATTTTGTATATTTTGGTACTAATCCAGTTATCGGCAAATTTGCAGGTAAACATGTTGTTTCTACAACACATGTTGCAGATTTTGCTGATCTTGGTCTATAGCCTAACATTTTTGCAATAGAAACAACAGAAGATCTTTTTGTTGCACTATCTAAAAACATTTCACTAAAAACCATATTATTATAAAACATTTGATAATATGTGTTATATGCCAAAATATCCATTAAAATATTTAAAGAAGAACCTTCAAAATTATAACCAGAAAACTTAGTTTGTGTTTTTAAAAAATTAATTAAATTTTGTTTTATTGAACTAAAATCTACACTAGAAATTTCTTTTTTCATCTGCTTCTCTCTAAGTTAATGGTTAATGATTGTGTATTTTGCTCTTCTCCAATTATCGTATAATCTATAGATACAAATAATCCTTGAGTTTTTTCATCAAAATTCACATCTATGTTATTTATTATCACTCTTGATTCGTATTTTGTTATTATTTTTAATATTTCTTGTTTAATTTGAATCATGTAGAATATATCAAAATTTTCAAACAGGTAATCTCTTAAATTTAAATTTAATCCAATATTAAATGGTTTTTCTAATAAATTCATTAAAATAATATTTTTTAATGATTGTTTTATTGCATCTTGCCCCAATTTTATACTAACATCCTTTGTTAATGGATGTTTTGTAAAATTTAAATCAAGATCAGTTATGTTTAATTTGTTGTTCATTTTCTGTTAATATTAATGAATTTATAATTCTAGCATAGTATGTTACCATACTCTCAATATACGAAATATCTAATTCATCTAATTCATCATAATCATTCCAATCGCAATAAATATGACCAATTTTAGTACCTTTATCGCTAAACAAAGGATACAATACAAATCCTAAAACATTTTTTGATTCAAGAAATGCTTTATAATTTCCATTTTTTAAATTTGAAGTATAATGGATAAGTGCAGAATTTTTTTGTAATAATTCCATTTTATCAATAAAACGTGTAAGCAATATAGATTGACCATTTTCTATTGTACTAACCGTTCCCAATGAACAAGATTCATGGGTTGTTGTTGATTTTATTATAGAAATACCATCAAAAAAATAACCACCATTATGGAAACGACATATACCAGTTCTATTACAGTTTAATTTTATTCTCATTTCTGTCAATAATTCGTCCAACTGAGAATGTATTCTTAAAAATACATTTTCACTTAATGTAATATTTTTTCTATTATTAAACCATTTTTTAAAATTTGAAGATAATAATACCACACCACCCATTAAAAAAGAAAAAACATATGTTCCTATAGTAAATGATGTTTCGACTATTGTATTTGATATGGCCATAAAAAATCCCAATTTATTAAATATATTAATTATTTATAATAAAAATTTAACCGCAAAGTACATTACTGGAGCCTGTAGCAACGTCCCCACATGACGCAACATCCCCCGCTCTACATACAGGAATTCCACCAACCATAACAGTTTTTGATGCACTTACCATTGTTGCGGCACAGTGTTCAATACACCCAGTACCACAGCAAGAGTGGGCAGAAATTCTAGATTCTAAAGTTGCAATCGGTTTACCATTACATAAAACAGTCGAATTTCCGTTTAAAAATTCACCACCGTTCACATTATCAATTCCTACTCTTGCGATTCCAGGCATCAATTATCCCTTTCTCTAGATTCTGTTCTAAACGAATTTTCAATATATTCATATTGATTATATTCTATAATATCTTGCTCTTTGGGTATATTTTCTGGAGTACTGCTAGCCAATGCTGGAAGAGTTCCATTTATATCAACATTTGTATTTCCATATATTCTCACAATACCTGATGCATAATAATTTTGGGTAGCATTTGAAGTAATATTATAATTTCCTTCTGAATAATGAGCATGTTCTTTAGATTTTATTGTTGTTTTACCATCTATCCATTCAGATTTTTTCTTTCCGATATAGATTTCTTTATTTTCATATATTTTTAGTAAATAATTTTGTTTTATAGTTGCTTTATAATTTGTATCTGTTTGAATTTCTATATCACCCTCACTTATATGGCGTATTCCGTCCTTTGTGTCTAATGTATAAGAACCTGTATAAACAAAATCTTCTTTAAATCCTTGAACTTCTTCCAATCTGTCACCACCTATAACAGTATGCATGTCTCCTGTTACTTCTAAATTATAATCACCATTTACATAATGATTATAATTACCATTATTTTGTTTAATATTAATATCTCCATCTACCATATTTAAATTAACATCACCATTATCTATTTTAATATTTAAATTTCCACCCTGAATGTGTAAATTTACATTTGCCTTACCCATAACTTTAATATCAAGGTTTACATTTTTATCTTTTGAATTTTCTATTTTATCTTGATTTACTATAACCTTTACACCTTTATCAAAAGTTAAATTTGTAAATCCATCAACGTGTATCCATAGATCTCTATAAAAACTCAACCAACCATCTGTAACAACTGTTCCTGTAAAGGAGCCTCTTGGTAAAATTTCAAAGTTAGTTCCAGAACGATGCATAACATGCAATCGTTCTCCTCCGGGTGTATCATCAGTTTCTGTAATATGACCAGATTCAGTTTCTGTTACCTTGTTAAATAATATTTTTTTTAACTCAGCACAATTGTTGCAACAACCCGAACTATTTGGTTCTTGTGATTCGCCATGAGAACTATTGTTTTGCGATAATCCCGGAGAAGCTCCTCCAGAATTTTTTTTATTATTGTTTAAATTATTTGGTTTATTACCACCTTTAGTTTCTTGGGGTTGTGTTGCAGAAGAAACTGATTTTCCTTTTTGTATTTTTGCTGGTGGTGTTTTAGTAGTTTGTGAAGTGCTACTTTTTGTAGTTTTTTTGGGAGTAGCCTTTATTGGGGTTACTGGTGTTTTTCTTGTTTTTCCTTTTGTTTGTTGTCTATTTTGTTTTTTCAAAAAATTATCATTAGAATCTTGTGTTGGTTTACAAAGTTCTGATGGCTTACCTGAAGGGGCAGGAAGTTCATCTGAAGATGTTGGCGGAGTAGTACCAAAGGTTGGTCCGGGCCCTATTTTATTTTTTTTCTTATCAGCCATTTATCGTTTAACCTTATTTACATTTTTCATCTTTTATTTCTTTTAGATCTTTATTTCTTATATAAGAATCTGTTTTGTATATTTCTTCACCATCTTTTATTGCCGTTTTATCATAAATTATTTCTGCAGCATCGTTCAAAGCTTCTGGCGTTTCTGTAAATGGTTTATAATTTTTAATTTTTGTTTTATATGCAGTTGTTGTTATTGGGCTTATATTAAATTTTTTATTAAATTTACTCACACCTTCTTGATTTATAATACCAGATTCAAAATCCTCCATACCAATTTCTGCAATACAAAAGCCGTCATCAACAATTCCACCTTTAGTTCTTGATTTAAACTTTAATCCATATAACTTATCAATATATTTTTTTATATTACCCAATGCTATTGGATTCACATCTGGACAATTTATAAATTGCTCTCTGGGATATTTTGTTTGCACCTCATCATCAAAACTGGCACCCTGATCATTGCCTTCATTTTCTTTGCCATCAGGAAATTTATGATTTTTTGGTATTTTTGGATGTAATTTTCTTTGTTCTTCAGTTCTACCATCTCTAAATCCATCGCCTGCATTTTTTTGATATACTGAACAGCCACCTTCTGCTTTAAGATCCACTCCACTATTTTGATCTTTTAATTCTGGTTCAATGCCATTAAAAGAACCAATTACTACAGGTTGTTGTGCATATTTTCCATCTAAAAAGAAACCAAAAACCCAAGAACCTTCAACTAGACCAAATGGTGTTTGTCCTATGCCACTATTTGATGCCGATGTTGGTGGCATAATAATAGGGGCCCAAGGTAAATTTTTTGTCTTAATATCTTTTTTAAATGGGCTATGATAATCCAAAACTCTAACTTGAACTCTTCCTAAATTTTTAGGATCTTCTTCCGGTCTTGTTTCTACAACACCAATAAACCAAAAAAATGTACCTCTTTCTGATCTTTCAGACATTATTCATCTCCTACACTATCTTTCATGCACATAATAGTTACTGTATAAGTGAATCCAGCATCTTCTGTATTATGTTTTAGTACATGTTTAATTGTAGTAATTAAAAATTTACCATTATAAAATATATCTTTTTTAGGATTATCTTTAGATAAATATTGTTCAATCGGTCTTCCAAAATAAATAACATCTCCTGCTCTTAATGTAGAATTTCCTGGAGCGGAAAATATTAATTTTATTTGATTTAATTGTTCCATGCACGACATTCTTTTTAATAACCAATCATCACTACCATCTGTTCTAGTTTTTTTATCAATCTGTTCATCACAATCAAACAAATAACTATTTCGATGTGTATATCTGCTCACAAAGGTATTATTTATTATATCTTGTAATTCTTTTTGATCTGAGACTATTTTATTATTTGATAAATGTGTTTGTTTATTAAAATAATTATTATAGCAAAATGAATGTTCTTTATATGTTTTTTTATTTAAATCAAATTCTAAATGATTAGAATTCCACATACCATTGGATGCATTTTCAATCATAGAAAATGGTAAAGATTTATGTGAAAGACATGTTCGTTTTAGATCTGTTTTTGTTAATTTATAATTAGGCATAGTTATAACAAAACCGTTTGTTGAATTATTTCCAACTTTTGGTTGTTGTTTCATCATTGTGCCTATACTTGCAAGTTTAAATTCATCATCTACGGTTTCATAAAAAATATAATTATAATCGTATGGATTTTTTGATGGCGAAATTCTGCCCAATAACATGTTTATTATTTCTAATGGACTTCGATAAGGATAGATGCCTTTAGATTCTTGTGTAGCAGTTTCTATTTTAATATTTTTAATCTGTAAATCATCAGTCACAATATTTTTTATTGTTTTTGTTATTTTGCCTTCATAACTTCTAGATATATCTTTTGTTTTATTTTTAAAAAATGTATCAGACACTAGATATAATTTTAATCTTTGTGATACTTGTCCTATAGGAGAACCTGGTTCTAATTTATAAACTTTCATTGTTAATGAAATTGGTTCTTCTGCTGATCCATTTTCTTTTTTACCAGCAAAAATAAATTTAATTTTATCTTTTGCAGCAATTAATCCTTTTTGGACTAATCTAGTTGTTGCTGTATCTTGAATAGTTATATCACATTCTAAAGTATTTTTAAAAATACTTTCATATAAATTTAGTTCATAAACTAATTCTGTTATTTCGGTTGTGAAACCAGAAGCAGTTGTTAATATTATTGGACCAAATATTCCAGGATTTACAAATTCATTCATTTTCTATTCGTTCTTTATTATTTTCAACTTGTTTTAATATTTTTTTAAACTCACTATCATATCTTTGTAAGAGTCTTGGATCTAATATTTTTAAATATCTTTTAGACTCATTTAATGAATATTCATAATCAAAATTAGTAACAACATAATCTTCATTTCCATTTAAATAATTATTTATTCTTGATCTAGCATTTACATATTTACCCTTGTTTTCAAAGTGATGTAAACTTTGTTTGCCTTCATATACAACTCTTTTTGGTTTCAATGTTTTTATTATTGTGTCGCCAGAATATAAAATTATATTATTTGTTGTATTGATTGCTGTACTAGATACTAATTCTGTTAAATTTATAACATTTAAAGTTCTATCATATGATTTGATATAATAATTAATTGTTCCGCTTTTAATTTTTGTAATATCACCAAAAGAAAAATCTATATTTAATTCAGAAAAATATAATGAAGTATGTGTGTATTTGTTTTCTAAAAATGTTTCAAATTTATTTGAAGACATAGGCCAATCATATTCCTTATTGTACATATTATTTAAACTCAATATTAGCCAAGAATATGTTGGATCTTCATATATTTTATATGATACTGATTCTGGTGTATCTTCGTCTTTTACATAATATTGTAAAAATAATTCTGGAGTATTTTCTTTATCAATTATGTTGATATTAAATAAAATATTTGAGACATCAACATTATTATATGTTATTTTGGGGTAATTTATGAATCCCATTATGTCAATCTCCTCCATATGCCTTGAGAAACAGATGAATTGCCATCATAAAGGACTCCAATTTCTCCTCTATCTAAGAGAGAAACTTCTTGTGTAACCATTGTGATAGTTGTTGTCACTGGATTTCCATCCGAATGTATATATGGCGATCCTTCGGTATCATAATTTACTTGAAAAGATGGACATGATGCATAATTAGTATTTGATAAAATATTACCATTACCACCAATAAGACTTATTTTAAAAACTCCAGGGTATCTAAAATAGCCACCCGGCCATAATTCTGGATAGATATATCTTCTTATATTTGCAACAAATTCTTTTACATATCCACCTTCTTGTGCAGATATTGGAGTAATTGACCAAGTATATTGTAATTGTCTCAACTTTGGACTTTTATACATTAATTCTGTATAGGGATTACCAGATAAACCAAGAACCAAACTACCAACATTATCTATAGAAGCACTTAGTTGCTTACCTTGATCTGGGTTACTTTCAAAAACTCGTTCCATGACTTTGGTTTTTGCATAATCAATACCCCCACGCATAGCACCACCCAGACTGCCACTTCTTACGGCATGTTCTAATGGATTTAAGTCCACCGCTTTCCAATTATTTTCAAAATTTTCATTAAACCCCTTTGGTAAAGGTAATATCCAAGTTTCTGTTAGTGATAGATCTCTAGCATTTGCATAAACTTCAATTCTGGCATGACCAGAGTTTAATAAATCGTTTGGTTTTTGCCCTTTACTAATGCTGATTATATTGATTTTTGGTACTGCCATTAAGTTTTTCCCTAAATATTTGATATGTCATATAAAGGAAGATATATTCCAATTAATCCCCATAAATATATAGGAGACTATAGAAATATTATTTATAGATCCCTCTGGGAAAGAAAATTTATGTTATTTTGTGATAAAACTGAAAGTATCTTAAAGTGGTCATCAGAAGAAATTGCAATACCATATTATTTTCATATTGATAAAAAAATGCATAAATATTATGTAGACTTTGTCATACAATTAAAAGAAAAAAATAATGAAATAAAAACTTATTTGATTGAAATCAAACCATATGAACAGACAGTTCAACCTATTCGCAGAAAAGCAACAAAAAAATATTTAAGAGAAATATACGAATGGGAAAAAAATAAATCAAAATGGAGCTCAGCAATCGAATACGCAAAAGATAAAAAATGGGAATTTAAAATATTAACAGAAAAGGATTTATTTAAATAAATGTCAAATATTGGAAATATAAGTAATTTTATTAATAGCAACAGTATTATTCCCCAAAGAAATAATAGATTTAGTGTTGATATTATAAATCCCTCCGGCGAAGCATTAGATAGTATGAACTGTGAATCTATAGAATTGCCAAATAATGGCATCACTTCTATTCAATATCAGATTGACAATAAACCAAATATAATGATACCTTATGCAAAAAATTACGATACAAATTCATTTCAAGTAACAATAAGAGAATCATTATTAAATAAAAAAGCAACTGTTCTTCCATATTTTGAAAAATGGCTAAATTTAATTGTTAGCAAAAATCCAGTTACAAGAAAATATGAAATTTCATATTATAATGATTGTTTAGGGGAAGCAGTATTCACAGCATATGATTTAGATTTTTCAGTTTCTCATAAAATATATTTTTATAAAATATATCCAGTTTCTGTAAAACCAAACCAATATTCATATGACGAGAGAGATACATATACGAAGGTACAAGTAACATTTGTGTTTGAAGAATTTGAAATCAAATAATGAGGAATTAAATTATGCCATTACCAAAAGTAGAAACACCAACATACGAATTATCTTTAATATCTAATGATAAAAAAATAAAATATAGACCTTTTTTAGTTAAAGAAGAAAAAATTTTATTATTAGCATTAGAGACTGAAGATAAAAAACAAATAATAGATGCAATTTATCAAATTTTAGAAAATTGTATTCTCACTGAATCTGTTGATATAAAGGATATTGCATCTTTTGATGTTGAATATCTTTTCTTAAAAATCAGAGAAAAATCTTTAGGTGAGACTATAGATGTAAGGGTAACTTGTCCAGAAACAAATAAATTATTTGATGTATCATTGAATATATCAAATTTAAAAATAATAAAAACACAAGATTTAAATAATGATATAAAAATTACAAATAAAATTGGTATGATAATGAAATATCCAACATTTTTATTAATGCAAACTCTCATTAATGAAGAAAATCCAATAGCAAGAACATTTAAAATTATTATGAATTGTATAGAAACGATATATGATGAAAATACAACATACAATCCAAAAGATTTTAGCGAAAAAGAATTACAAGAATTTTTAGAATCTATGCCACAAGAAGCATTTGAAAAAATAAATAATTTTTATGAATCATTTCCAAAATTAGTATTTGAACAAACAGTCATTTCTCCTCACTCAAAGAAAGAAGTGAAAGTGAGGTTAGATGAGTTTATGGATTTTTTAGATTAAGTTTTTCGGGTGAAAATTTGAAGTCTTTTTATTATACAAATTTTTTAATGGTGGAAGAACATAAATTTTCCATGAGTGAGATTGAAAATATGATTCCTTGGGAACGCATAGTATATCAGTCGATGATAATCAAGCACATGAAAGATAAAGAAACATTAAGAAAAAATAAATGATAAATTTACCAAAAATTTCAAATGAATCTGCACCAATAACAGATCCAACAAACAAAAAATTTTTAGATACTGTTTCAAAACCAGTAAATAAATCTGTATTTTCTTTATTAGCATATGTACAATCTAAAGGAATTAAAGCGTTCAATAATCTTTCAAAATATACGCAAGGTATTCCATTTTTATCTAAAAACACAGAAATAACCCCAAATACAAAAAATAAAGATCTTTATTATACTCTAGAAGAAAAAACAGCAGATGAAAATCAGCAAAATTCTTTAAAAGTATTACATACAGATTTACAAGAAATACAAAAAAATTTAGAATCCTTAATAAGTGTTTCAAAAGAAAACAATAAACAAAAACCATCTGAAGAGTCTTCAAAAGAAGATACTAAACAAAAACCATCTGAAGAGTCTTCA